TTGGGCGCTATAATCTTTAATACACCTAATATAAAACTAGATATAATACTAATTAATCTATTAAGAGCCACCTTATCTAAAAATTTCATAAATAATCCTCAAAACCATAAGAAGGAAGTTTTTGAACAGGAAAACCGTCAAATTTACTAAAAGCATACGCCCCATTTTGACTAAGCATCCCTGCTGCAACATCAGCATGAATCAAAAACGATCCGTCTGGTATTTTACCCCATTCTGGATGACCACCATCATTCCATGGACCCCAACTATTTTGAACTAAAAATGCTGGTTCATTACCAGTATCATCACAAGCAATCCAGGGCATAGCATGAGCCCAGCTACCACTAACCCTTGCGAATCCTTTACTATCTCTTTTATTACTAAAACCATAACTAGAACAAACACTTAAACCATAACCATTAGCTAAAGCATCTCGTGCTTCTTCAACTGTTCTAATTAAACTAACTGTTTTAATTTGATGGTCGTTCGCTAGATCAATTACTTTATCTGGTAATCCTCTGGCTCCCCACCCGGCACCAAGATTACCATTATATTTGCTAAAATCAGCAACTCCCTTATAGTCTTTTCTAACAAGAACTCCACCAGACTGGCTTACAAAAGTGGCTGCTCTAGAGCAACTCATTCCCTGGCCGCCATGACCGCGGGCGCCATAAATAGCTTCTGTTGCTCCTCTTGCTATCCAAGCTTCTCTATCTCTATGTACATCTATTTCTACGGCTCGTGACACGTCTACAGCATTTCGTGTTGCATGACTAACACAATCTCCAGTAGTTTGTCTTTCATTATAAGGGTTCTTATCAAACTTTAACACACTTTTGTATGGTGTGCTGAGCTTACCCTTTCCGCTATTTTTAATTCTTTTAGCACCATCTGAAAAGTAGGCATATTTGGAACTCTCTAGTAGTTCATTAAAAACATGCTCCTCCCATAAACATCCTTGAAAACCTTTTCTATATTCGTTATATAGATCGCTTGGTGAATATCTTGCCATATTACTTACTTCCTTCTAAACAAGCCCACGATAAAGCCATAAAACCTTTTACGGCCTTGTTTCTTAATTCTTCGTCTAAAGGAACAATATCATCGCCAATTTCATTTATAACCACTGCTTGTGTAGCTTCTGATAAACCATCATATTTATCCTTTATATTCATTTGTAACATAACACCAGCTAAAGAATTAGCTTGTCTAATCTCTTCTGTGGTCTTAACAACTTCGTTTTCTCCATCTAATTTGATCAAAACAGCCAGATCGGAATATAGTTCTGATAATCTTTTGCCATCAGCTTTTCTATCACCAGAACCATTTTTAAGAACGTCGATTACCAATTGGCACTTTTCTCTTAGTTCTTTACTTTCTGGAGGAGTAACAACCACAATAGTATCAACAACACTTGGCTTGGGCTTAACCGGCCATTTGAAATCTGGCTTGGTTAATCCAACAAATATAAGGACTCCTGCTAAAATTAATAATAAACTTTTAGAATTAAGCATCTTTATTTTCCCCCGCGCATACATTAGGACTTAAATATGGAAACATACTATCAGCAACTTCAACAGCCTTATCACACCCACAAGACCTTGCTAAATCTCGTGTTTCTTTCCAACTTACTATTAGTTTAAAAAACAAATCTTCTTTTGTTGGTTTTGATGTTGCAGGAGATATCTCTGGTTTATTGAACAACGGTGTTGTGTTGTATGTAACAGAACTATTAACTACCGGATTTTTATTGAGTAAGTTTTTAATTTTGTCAACTAAAGAACCTAGTAATATTTGTACCGGACTTAATTTATCCTTGAATAAAACCCACAATACTAATCCTATTCCAGCATATAGGGCCAAATCAATTGGTTTTAGCGAACTAGAAAACTCTTCAAAACTTTGAGCATAGTCTAACATTGTTAACTATTTCCTTTCTTTAAGAAAACCCCGGTTTCTCTAAAAATGGTCACAGTAGCATCTATTGATGCGCCCACCATAATCATGAGAATTTGTTTCACGTACTTATGTATAATAGGTTCAATAAGATTTGGAACAAAGGGCAAGTCTACTACCACAAACACTTTATCATAAAAATTATTAATATACTCTATTGCAATGGCCTTTTTCTCTTTGCCCTCTAGATTACTTGCTATAGTTTCTATAACCCTAACAGTACTAGCTGTAACTAGCTGTAATACTTTCCATGCTTCACTTAGAGCTACTCTTTTTGCTATTTGTAGTTTTAGTTTTAGTTCTTGGTGAAGTTTTTCTACTTCGTTTAGTACTAGTTCTTTTGGACTCATCTTTAGTCTCCGTTTTTTTTATCAGTTCTAAATTTTCTTGTTCAACTATTTTTTTAACTTCGTTTCGTCCTTTAACATATTTATAAAAGATTAATAATTGACCAAATATTAATATGATGCTTTCTACAACATGGCCGCCAACCCCGATAAGTTCTTCTTTTTGAGAGTGATCACTTAATATACCAGTTAAATATAAACCACTAAAAATGAAGCTTACTAATGTTACCCAAAATTCACTAGTTTTATAACCAGCTCTTATTTTCATAAGTATATTCTCCTGTTGTTAATATACTATACACCTAACAGAAGTATGTTATCTTACTGGTCTTTGTGGCGGCACAAATAATGCTTCTAATCCAGCTTTAATATCTGATCCAAGAAGTTCTAACACTCTGGCTTCGACTTGAGCTTCAGTATAATCGCCAATAGCATCATAATCATTGTTTGTCCATAAAAGTAGAGAATAGGGGCAGGGGCGAATGCGAACTTCGCATCTCTTCCTTTTGTTATTGTCAATTAGGGTTATGTCCAATTCAGATAAAGTGATAGGCTTTTGAACACGTACCTCTCCGGTGGATCGAGTAATGGTTGGTGGTTGAATAGTAACTGGCTGTGAAAGATTCATAGTTATATAACTCCTAGAATGGAAGAACCGTTGATGCCGCGAGGGATGGGGAACGGGGTGCGATCTTCGTATAATTCAACGCCATTCACAACACCAGTGCTGTCGTTGTACGAACTGTCTCGGAACGTGGCATCGTCGTCTACGGAGCCGCCGTTGTACGAACTGCCATTGAACGTGGCATCGTCGTCTACGGAGCCGCCGTTGTACGAACTGCCATTGAACGTGGCATTACCGGACACGGTGCCGCCGTTGATCGAACTGTCGTTGAACGTGGCATTACCGGACACGGTGCCGCCGTTGATCGAACTGTCGTTGAACGTGGCATCGCCTGTGATGGCGCCGCCGTTGATCGAACTGTCGTTGAACGTGGCGTTGCCTGTGATGGCGCCGCCGTCGTTGGACGAATTGTCGTTGAACGTGGCATCGCCAGATACGGTGTCGTTGTTGACCGAACTGTCGTTGAACGTGGCGTTGCCTTCGACGGTGTTGTAGTTGTACGAAATGCCGTTGAACGTGGCATCGCCAGATACGATGTCGTTGTTGACCGAACTGTCGTTGAACGTCGCGTTGCCGGTGACGGTGCCACCGTTGATCGAACTGTCGTTGAACGTGGCATCGCCAGATACGGTGCCGGTGTCGTTGTTCGAACTGTCGTTGAACGTGGCGTTGCCGCCGGCGAAGCCGAAGTTGTACGCACTGTCGTTGAACGTCGCGTCGCCGTAGAAGTTGCCATCGTTGTTGAATGAACTGTGGTTGAAGGTAGCGTGGCCGTTGATAGTTCCGCCAAGGTCGTTGTACGAACTGCCGTTGAACGTGGCGTTGCCGTCGATGAAGCCGTAGTTGTACGCACTGTCGTTGAACGTCGCGTTCCCGGTGTTAGTGCCGCCGTTGTGGCCTGCGTTGTCGTTGAACGTCACGTTGCCATTGACGCCGCCGTTGCTGTAGAAACTGCCGTTGAACGTCGCGCTGCCAGAGACGGTGATTGCAATTTCGAGATATAGGAAGCCTGCAACACCATTACACGTCAGATTCACAACGGTTGGCGCACTGCCGCTGTTCGCATCGCACGTTGCACTCAGCACAACACTATCGCTGCTGGTCGGCAGGGCAGACGCCTGAGTGGTGAAATCACCGCTCGTCCACCAGTTGCCGAGCGTGGCCCAGTTGTTATCGACCGCGCCGTTGAAATACAGAGTTGCCATAACATTTTACCTTTCTGTTAATAGCCCGGTACAAAAGCTATAATGTCCCACTTGTTTCTGCTACTATCATAAGTAGCACCAAGAATATCCATACTACCACTAGTTGAACTAATAGGTAGCGGACTAGTAGCAGATGATGGGATCTTGAATTGATTTCCAAAATTAAGAACTAGATTATTAGCATTATGACTTATTCTCCAGCGGATACTTTGACCGTCTGTAGGATTTGTTGGATTAGATAGAGTACCACTAGCAGCTAACGTAAGATCAAAAATATCTCCAAGACTAGCATTTGTATTAATAGTTCCGCTGACACTCCCAAGTTGAACTACTGTAGGATATTTTGATTCTAAATGAGAACCGTCTGAAAATGTAATACTACCACTAGTTGGTAATGTTAATATGCCACTTCTATTAAATATCCATTCAACAGGATTGGTAGGCCAGCCTAGACCAATATAGATTTCATTATCATCACTAATCTGTATATATTGTTCACCGTCCGCGCTGGTTAGACCACCAAGTGATCCAGACGGAGACACAAACCAACTTGATCCGTCCTGAGTCTGCCCTGGATAGCCCTTAGATATTATACTATTTGTGGGTGTTCTTAAATTGCCACTTGTATCAAAAATCCAGTGATTGTTATTTGAGTCAGTGCCAACAATAACATCTCCACCGTTCTTTTCTATCTTAACATATTGATCATCATCACCTAAGTATATATCAACCGTTGATGGATCTCCTGCTACAAGATGAACGTGACTATGTTCTGAATTAGATATTCCATTGTTGGTTACAGTAACAAATTGACCAATAGGCATAGCATTTTCTTCAAAATCATAATATAGTGCTGGATCATTTTCTGTCTCTTCGTCGGTTGATCTTGTGCCATCAACACTTGTTAATGTTAGAGTAAACTCAGTAATACTACTATTAGATGGTATAGTCCAAGTAATTGTTTCGGTATCTGGAGCAGATGTGCTTACAAAAGTTAGTTTTCCAGTTAATGCTCGACCTAGTGATTGTGGTGTTACTCCACTACCAGTAATAGTATAGTTAACTGTTCCAAAATAAGCCCAATTTTGTAAAGTTACAGAAATGGTAATAGGACTACCATATACTATATAACCGCTAGAATCAAGACCCCAAGTAGCCATAGTTGGACGAATCACTAAACTTTGTCCAGATTGTGCTGTTGGTGGCATTAAAGATATTGTATTATTTGTTTCGCTTATTATGCTACCGCTGGGGAATGTCAAAGAACCATCGCTGCCAAGTACAACTTCTTGGTTATCTTTAATTAATCTGTCGCTGCTGATAGCATTAGAAATATCACTTAAGCTAATCTTTTTAGTAATGCCACCACCAGATGGATCATCCATAAATACAAAAATATCATCATTAGTTAAATTGCCACTACCTTCTGGTAATTGATTAAGTCTTGTAATAGCCATATTATACTCCTAATATTCCAGAAGATCCAATAGTATAATAGGTAGTATCATCAAATCTATCTTCATATTTATCTTCTATATCTGATATAGTTGGAATATTTGACACATAAGTATCTAATGTTGAATATTCTCCTGTGTTTAAACAGGTTACCACGGTTGTGCCATTTTTAAGAGGATTGGCTGAAATTGCTTTGGTTATATCATTAGCCATAATAAATACCTTTGGTTTGAGGAATATAGTATATATTTAATACACCACTAAAATCCTCCGGTCACTGTTATTGTCCAGCCCCTGCTTCTCATGGCCGTTATGGCCGCTTGTCCCACTGATGATGGAGGCGATCCTTGACTTTGAGTAAAAGTTCCGTTATTTGTATTGTTACTATTAATGCTAACAAGAATATTATCTATACTAGTTTGAGATAAATTAGTATTGCTAAAAGCATTAGTAAAATTAACAGCATTACACCCATTAAAAAAATTAGCTGGAAAATTGACCAAATTTAAGCACCCACCCCATGCTCCTTGAAAAGTTGTGGCAGATGAAAGTGATGGCAAAGATGGGAAGCTAGTTAATCCGATACAATTTTGCCAAGCAAACGAAAAGTTGGTAGCGTTCGGAGTATTAATTATGGGGAAACTAGTTAAACCACGACATCCGGCCCATGTGGAATTTAGCGATATAGCATTCGTCGTATTGATAACTGGAAAACTAGTTAATCCACTGCAACTTTGCCATGTTTGTTGAAAATTGGTTACGTTAGATGTATTCAACAAAGGAAAGGATGATAAAGAACTACAACTTCGCCATGTTGCTTCTAAGATTGTTGCGCTAGAGGTATTTATTTGTGGAAAAGTAAACAAGCTACTACAGTTATTCCATGACGCCAAAAAATTAGTAACTTGACTAGTATCGATTAACGGAAAACTAGAAAGCTGAGAACATCCGTTCCATGTATTAATAAGAGATATGGCATTACTTGTATTAATTAATGGGAAAGCTGTTATTTCGATCCAATTTCTCCAAAAGTTATTAAATTGTGTTGTGTTTTCATAGTTATTTCCAGCTCCTTTATTTCTAATATAATTTATCCAATAATTTATATCATCTGTTGTTGCTGTTGACGGAACAATAACTTGACTATATATTGAAGGTACAGGATTAGTAAAGTCTGGCATATAGAAACCATCGTGTCTACCTATTGTATATGCTCCTGATGGAATAGAAACACCATACGCTACTGTTCCATCATTCGTACCAAGTATCATGACACCATTAGTCGTGGGCAGCATTGTAAACAACCTGTCCGTATTGAAAAATCTTACTCTTCTAGGACTAATAGTAGTACTATATGCTGGGCGATCAGCCGCAATTGATTGAGTAGCATGATAATCATTACCACTTTTATCATTCCACTGAGATACTAATCCTGAAATAGTGGTTATGTTGCTATCTTCAGCGTCTAGCCATAAAATTGGAAATCCTGAAGATTGTTGAGGCTTAGAAATTAATAAGCTATTATTTTTTACAAAACTATTCATAATTGACTTGCTGCTATAAATCCTTGATCAATTTGTTCTGACGTTAATCCCAGATACTGAGCAAGACTATCTATTAGAGGGTGATTTCTTTCAATGTAGGGCGCATATTCCCATTCTACTCGTGTTTTTTCTCTTAGTTTTTCGTCAACAATAGTATCAATAGCGGCTTCAACACTTGTTAAGCTAATATCATTATCAATTAACCATAGTCTTACTTGTCGTGCGCTGATATTTTCTGGAACAATAGCTGGAATTGGAATCCATGTTCGCACTATGTCCACAAAATCACCATCAATATTAACTATTCTTTCGAAGATACTTTCTACAGTATTTTGTGGTTGTGGTGGACTGTCGGTACGAACAGAGTAGTATCCACCTTCAGCTAATATATTATTGTTTAAATTTTTACCAGTAACTATTGTACCATTGTCTAATGCTATACTGGTTGGAGCATCATTGATTAATTGTTGATTTCTAATACTATAATACATCTTATGCTCCTTCTGTATCAAACCATACTCTTATAATATCAACATATGGTTTATCTAGCAAAATGGTTATTTGTTCTGTTTTTTCTATACTTTTTGGTGTTGGTGGTTCATTGTTATCATTTCGCACAGTATAAAAACCGTAATCAGATAGTGTATTTATATCACTCAAATTAAAATCTATAAATAAACTTCCGTCTGGCTTAATAATATTTTTTGGTAATTTTCTAATTAAAATTTTATCATTATTATTGTAATACATAATTAATTAGTTTTAACTCCTATATAATGTCCTTGAATTGTTGTTCCCATGCTTCTTAAAAGCACAAGATATTTACCCGGTGTAAAAAACGGAAATGGATTATATTGATCATCAATAATCGTCCACACTACTGTTGTGGTTGAATTAACAATAATTTCTAATAATACGTCAATGCTTTTATTAGATATGTCCCAACCACTTCCTTCTATAAAATTAGTAGCTGTTCCATTTAGAGTTAAGGTTTGAATTTGTTTATCTATGCCATAATTAATACTAACATTTCCGCTAACAGTTCCTAATGAGAATATGGGTGTTGGGGCAGATAGTCCTTGATCTACAGATAACGAACAATTGGTTGTGACAGACCCGTTAGAAAAAATACTAATATTTCTATCTAGATTACCAGAACCAGAACTAACTTCTATATTCATTCTGCTTGGTTGATATATGTTAGATCCACCAACAGCACCATCTGCCCATGTTACCATTCTGCCCACCAGATCTAGTCCACTCTGACCAACAGCTTCTGTTCTTATTACAGAAAGAGCTTCCCATCCACCTAAAACTGTTGGACTTTCATAAGTACCACTAGACTTTATTAAGGCTATTCTCGGTGTTGCTCTATGACGAACTCCTTCTGAGTCAGTTTCAGCTCCACTATCTCCATGATAATTAATTGATATGGTTGGGCCAAAACCTCTGTTACTTTCTACTAGTCTTAATGTTGCGGACTGACCAAAATTTGGTGACAGAACCGGTTCAAAATTAGCAGAGATAAATCCGGAGGGTGAAATAACAGATAGTCCGCTTGAAACAGATAATAAATTACCATCAAACGTAAGGTTGCTTTCCGCATTTATTCCAGTACTAGTTCCATCACTAGTTAATATTCTATTATCACCACTATTAGATATGGTTGGAAGTAATCCACTAACACTACTGTTAAAATCTGTAATATTTGAGGAGGTGTGCGTGTGACCACTAACACTAACTCCAGTTCCATTAACTAATAGTGTACTAAAATTACCACTACTACTTGGAACCCAATAATTTGTAACACTATTATATTGTAAAAATTGTCCGTTGGTTGCTCCGCTTATTGCAACATCATGATTATCATCAAGATGACCATAACTAGTTGGTCTTACGAAAATTCGCCCATTGTTTGCAGCATCTAATATTATAGCAGCAGCAATACTGTGCTTGGGTTCAACTTTTGTCAGTTTTCCAGCTACTGTTGGATGAACATATAATATATCTCCATCAGCCCAAGTTTCATCTCCAACAGAGATATTACTAGCAACATTACCTCTAGTATCAATATTTTCTATATGACCAAACTGTATAGCATATCCGTTGTTATTATTATTTAAATTTTCTAACATCAAACCAATGAATCTTATTTCTCTTATACTTCCATCTGCTGTGTACAATGATGGTGTTATAATACCATTAGCATGAACGCCGCTAGCATAAACAGCCTGACCTTTATATAGAGGCGATCCTGTTTCATTTCTTACTCTGTAAAAACTATGTTCGCCCACATGAATATCGGTATCGTTAGTAAGAGCAATATTTATAGTGCCTTCTGTGTTATTCCAACCTAGTTGTCCTTGTAACAGATTTGGTTCTATATTTGTGTTAAAACCAAGAACATCTAGTGTTCCTGTAGACGCTACATAATTACCACTTACACTAATAGTGTAGTTGCCAGAACTTGCTGCCACACCTATACCAGATCCAGATAATATATCTTTGACTGGAATTAATCCACTAACAGCAGAGTTAAAATCAGTAATATTAGCACTTGTGTGGGTATGACCACTAACACTAACTTGCGTACCATTATATAATAATCCACTACTATTTATGCTCACGGATTGATCTGTAGCGTTTATTAATAATGGAGAAAATAATGACATTATTTTATTTTCATCATCTTCATCATCTCTAATAATATTAAGTTTATCAACACCGCTGGAATCTTTAAAAATAATTGCAGCGCTTTCGTTAACAGCAGAATACAACTGTATACTAGGAATAGTCATTCCTGCGAGAAAAACTCCAGTTGTTCCCACCTCAATAATTGCTCCGCTAGCAGTTATAAGACTTTCAGCATTAATGCCTGTGGACGTTCCGTCGCTAGTAAGTAATCGATTATTACCACTATTCGCTACGGTTGGTAACAATCCACTAACACTACTATTAAAGTTTGTGATATCTAAACTAGAGTGGGTATGTCCACTAATGCTGACAGCAATATTATTTACATAAAGCCCACTAGAAAAATTTCCACTACCATTAACATCTAATGTATAGTTTGGATTGTTGTGTTTTATTCCTACCCTGCCAGTGCCGGTTGGGGATATTATAATATTTCCATTAGTATTAGTGCTGGAAATAGTATTGCTATCTAAACGCAAATTATCAATATTTAATATTGGTCCAATATTAACGCTATTATTAAAAGCATTAAGATTTAAACTACCGCTCTCAGCAAGAATACTTAGATCATAATCGGCTAAAGAGTAAATTTCATTAACATT